CGGAAAAGTCTTTAGATCAGTCCGCAGAAATAAAAACAGATCGCACATATACTGACTATGGTAAACTAAATATTGTTTGTGCTATGATTCGTGGATCATCTGACGGAGAGAAGCACGCAGTTCTATGCAAGGCATCAGTATTAGCAGGAGGATATATATCGGCAGGCAGGATAGAAGAGGCAGAAGCCATAAGAGTGATCGAAAGAGAACTCAGTTACAAAGACATTGATGACATTGATCATGCTAAAAGAACTTTGCTAGATGGAATTGAGCAAGGTAAACTGCAACCCATAAGAGAAACACTTCAGGAGGAAGCGCAAGCCATACGGGAGATGCAAATAAACAATGGCGATATGTCTTTTATTGCCAGCGATACTGAAGATTTTAAGTGGATTGAAGGTTATGTTCATGGCGAAGTAGAGATGGGATTGACAACAGGATGTCTATATCTTGATCAATACTTTTTATTTAAAAAAGAATTTGTTGTTATCGTAGGACATTCCAATGTAGGAAAAACTACAATGGCTTTGAATATGCTATTGGCAAGTGCAATTCATCATAAGTGGAAATGGATTGTATACTCTTCGGAAAACAAAACGGGAGCCGTCAAAATGCGATTGATGGAGTTCTGTTTAAACAAGCCCATTACTTTCATGAACGCAGAGGAACGGCAGTTTGCTTTCAACTTTGTAAAGAATCACTTTGTATTAATAAACAATTACGAAACTTACGGCTACACAGATATGCTTGTTTTTGCTGAGAAACTAATTAGGCAAGACGGATATCAGGGGATGTTAATTGATCCTTATAATAGTTTAAAATTGCAAATGGGCAAGAGCGGATTGAACTCACACGAGTATCACTATGAGGCCGCCTCAGAGTTATTAACATTATCTAACAAGAATAATATGGCAGTTTGGCTGAACACACACTCCATTACATCGGCTCAAAGAGCCTTGGGAGATGACGGTTTAGCAATGGCTCCACTAGGATCAGAATCTGAAGGAGGTTCCAAGTTTAGTAATCGCTCAGACTCAATGCTAGTATGGCATAGAAAGGTTCAGGCAGAGGATGAAGATCGAAGAAGAATAACTGAGTTTCATGTAGTTAAGCAAAGGAATAAAGAGACAGGAGGGCAACCAACTCCTAAGAACAAACCTGTGTTATTTCAGATCAACGAGACCATGACGGGATTCGCAACTTTTATTTCTGGTTTAAAACTTTTTGAACCTTTAACATTGGAGGATCGTCAAAAATACTTATTTTAATAGTGTGATTGAAGATTACTATGAGATTGTACTCCAACTTCCGAAACCGCCGAGCCTTAATGCGTTTTATGCAGGACGTCATTGGACATCTAGAACTAGGGCCAAGGAATCTTACTTCAAAAGTATCGAAGAGGAACTTAAAGAAGTACCTACTTTTACTGCGGAAAGATTTAGTCTTTCTGTTAGGTATAATTGTAGGTTTGATGTGGATAATAGTATCATTTGCATTAAGTTTCTTGCTGATTATTTACGCAACAATGACTACGTTGTTGACGACACGCCGAAATATTTCATGAAACAATCTACTGCCTTTGATCCGAGCCTAGAGAAGAACCAATTTGTAGCAACGATTAAATGTCATGGATTCCAAAGAACTGAGTAACCAATATTATAAATGCACTAACAGAATACACGAGGCCGCAACGGCCTTGTACGAAGCCCTTCACTACGAAGGAGGAGAACCTAAGAGAAACACAGACGCACTTCACAATACCATAAGAAAATACAAGAGAGAAACAGACGGAGAGTTTGACCAAATAAGATCATTAATCAATGAGTTCAAAGACAATAGTTCTGATATTTCTTGATGGTCTAAACGGTATTAACTACCACAGACTAATGACTCCCTTTGTTCGTCTTCGAGCAGAAGAGGGGGTGAACATACATTTTTTTCAGTCTTATAATGAACTAAAAACATTTGACCTCACTAAAGTTAAGGCCGTCGTAACATCTCGAAGATGTACGGTTACTGATCACAAAGCGTTTAAACAGTTCCTGGTAAAGAATGATATAAAGTTAATCTTAGATAATGATGACTTTTGGAAGTTGCCCAAAGACAATGATGCCCATAAGTATTATAGAAAGATAGCAGGCCCTGACATCCTTAATACAATAAAGATTGCTGACGAGATTTGGACTCCTTCTGAATATCTAGGAGACAGGATGAGAAAGATCAACCCTGATGTACCCATTCGGCTTGTCCCAAATACCGTATATGAAAAAGAAGAGCAATGGGCAGACATAGAAAAAGAACCCACAGACGTTGTTCGGTTTGGTTATCTTGGTGCTAACGGACACATGGCAGACATAAAGTCTATGGGTATGACCTTTGAAGATTACGAACTTTATTGTACTCATCTTGGAGGTAAGGTGGCAAGCGAAGGACATTACGATCAGTACCTAAATGCTAAGCATCAACTTTTGCCTAAAGACATTCATCAGTACGCATCGTTCTATAAAAAGTTTGACGTTTCTTTAGCCCCTTTGCTCGGTGGTTCCTTTAACAAGTCTAAGTCTAATCTCAAGGTCGTAGAGGCCGCCTTTACAAGGACGGCTATCATTGCATCTAATGTGACACCATATAAAGAGTGCATAAAGCATAACAAAACAGGCATCTTGTGTGACAACTACGATGACTGGAGAAAAGCCGTCAAAGAAATGACTCTAGAAAGAGCAAAAGAGTTAGCACATGAGTTATACGAAGACTTTAAAGACGAGTATAACCTATCTAAGATTAATAAAGAAAGACTCAAGGGTCTAGTGTGATGAATTATCAGCCGATCCCATCTTATCTCAAAGAGTATGCACACGCGTTGACTCTGATAAGAGTAGAGATCAACAAAAAAAGATACAAAGGGACTCACAAACAAAGGACAGGAACAAAGCAATCAAAGTTATTAGGCGAAGTGGACAGAGAGTATTATACAGAATACCTAGGAATACTAGGAGAGTTATTGGTTCGTCACTATTATGAAACTAATCCAGAGTTTTCTTCTTACAAAGCCTCTACGTTTATCAAAGGAGCAAGGAGTGTTAAAGATGATACAGATTTGACCGTTGTGAAAAATGGAGAGAGTCAAAGGATAAGCATAAAAACCTGCGAGTATTCTTTCAAGGCTAATTGTAGGGCTATGGATAGAGAAACTTCAGATATAGTTGTATTCCTTTTATTTGTTTCTCCAGAAAAATATATTGTTGCTAACTACACTCCAGAAGAAATAAAGAAGTGGGATGTTAAGCAGAGTTACTCACCCTTTTATGAACTCCACCCAAAACAATTCGGAACATCATGATTATATGCGATAACTTCATCAAGGATGAAGAGTTTCTACATCAAATAAAAAACGATAGGTCTTTTTTTAATAATAACGGAACTTACTATTGGTACGATGGATGGTGGGTGGAAGAACCCAACACTCTAAAGAAAAAACTTATAGAAAAAATATGGGGTCATCAGTCGCCTTATCATGACGTTAGTGTTTGTGGGTTTGAATATTGGACAGGGCAACTCGGCCCTCAGATAACACATCAAGAGTTACCACCTCATATTGACAAAGACGAAGAACATAAAGAAAAAACAGGAGAAGTTATAGCCCCTCTTATCGGAAGTGTTTTTTATCCCGTGCCAATGGAAATTAAAGGCGGTGACTTGGCCATATATTCTTCAGGTGAAAATAAAGAACCAGAGGTTGTACAAGCCAAGTTCAATAGACTAATAATTTTTGAAGCAGGCAAGCACCTTCATCAGGTAAAGCCTGTAAGTCAAGGGGTTAGATCAGCAATAGCAATTAACTTATGGAAACACAAACCCTCAGGATGCGAGTCAGGAAGTTTGCGTTATGAGGCTCCTTAAATAAAACAGAATTTTGTATCTTCGATCAGCCCCAGAGATGGGGCTTTTTTAACCTTAAAAACTTTCACAATATGACACCAATTACTTATCGGCCCGAGGACATTCCTTGGGGTGAAGTAGGATACGTCACCTACAAACGTACCTATGCCAGACCTACAACAAAAGGACAAACAGAAGAATGGGAAGACACTGTAAACAGAATAATGCAGGCGGCAAATAAACAATTGGATTGTGGGTTTAATGAACAAGAAATAGAGGAGTTTAAACGCTACATGATGGAACTCAAAGGAACAGTAGCGGGTAGGTTTCTTTGGCAGTTAGGAACAAAGACTGTTGACACCCTAGGTTTACCATCACTTCAGAACTGTGCTTTCACTATTATAGACGAGCCTATCAGACCATTTACTTGGGCGTTTGAAATGCTTATGCTAGGGTCTGGAGTAGGATATAACATTCAAAGAGAGCATGTCTACCAACTACCCAAGGTCAAAAGAAAAGTAAAAGTTGTCAGAGAGAATGTAAACGATGCAGACTTTATTGTCCCTGACAGCAGGGAAGGATGGGTCGAGTTACTAAAGCGGACGCTTGAGGCGTCCTTTGTTACAGGCGAATCATTTACTTATGCTACTCATCTTATACGGCCTAAAGGATCTTTGATCAAGGGATTCGGTGGAGTTGCATCAGGAGCCGAAGACTTAGCAAAAGGAATGAAACTTATTAATGAAGTTCTCAATGCACGGTCAGGAAAAAGATTACGATCCATTGACACCTTGGATATTATGAACATCATAGGAATGATCGTTGTGTCGGGTAACGTAAGAAGGTCAGCACAAATTGCTATTGGAGACCATGATGATTTAGATTACCTAAGAGCAAAAAGATGGGACTTAGGAAACATTCCTAATTGGAGAGCGATGAGTAATAACTCAGTAGCGTGTGATGATATTTCTGAGTTGCCCGAAGAGTTCTGGGAAGGGTACAAAGGTAATGGAGAGCCGTATGGTCTTATCAATCTTACCGCCGCTAGGAAGATGGGAAGAACAGGAGAAGAGCAGTATCCAGACCCTGAAGTTATGGGATTCAATCCTTGCGCTGAGCAATCATTAGCGGACAAAGAAACTTGTTGCTTGGCTGAGATCTATTTACCCAACATAGAAAGCGAAGAGGAACTAAAGAAAGTTGCCACATATCTATATAGAATTTCAAAGCACAGTCTCGCAATTAAATGTTCTTTAAAAGAAACAGAGGCGATAGTTCATAAGAATATGAGAATGGGTATCGGCGTAACAGGATACTTGCAAGCCACCGACGATCAGAGATCTTGGTTGTCTGATACATACAAGTACCTAAGATCTTATGACGATGAATACTCTAAGATCAAAGGATGGAATAGGTCAATTAAGTTAACGACGGTTAAGCCGTCGGGTACTTTGTCTTTACTCGCGGGAGTAACACCTGGTGCACATCCTGGATATAGCACGTTCTTCATTAGAAGAATTAGAATGGCAGCGAACTCTCCTTTGATTGATGTTGCTCGCGGCAACGGCTTCGATGTAGAGTACGTTCAAAACTTTGATGGAACAGAAGATCACTCGACTATGGTAGTCTCGTTTCCCTGTAGGTTTCCTTCACGAACTATTGTTGCAGGAGACTTGGGAGCCGTCGATCAATTAGAAGTCATTAGAAGGCTTCAGAGAGAGTGGAGCGACAATGCAGTGTCTGTTACTATCTACTACAAACTAGAAGAACTAGAAGAAATTAAAGATTGGTTGAATGTAAACTACATCAACGTAAAGACTGTATCATTCTTACTGCATAGCGATCATGGGTTTGCTCAGGCTCCTTTTGAGGAGATAGATGAAGCCACTTACTTGGATATGAAGTCTAAGACTACACCAATACTCAGCCTAAATCAATTGAACATGGAAGACATTGAGATTGCTGATTGTGACACAGGGGCATGTCCAGTAAGGTAGAGTTACAGGAACTAATCAATAATGATCCGTTGTCTCAGCGAATCGTAGACCTAAAGGTTGGAGACATACTACCTATTAAAGATCCTAAAGCCATACAGAAGATTAAGGAAGTCAATGAGTCCATGCTCATTGGCTATGCCTTAGATGTCAACGAAGAGAAGATGAGTATAGAAAAGATCAGACCGACTGCGGCTGAAACATTACTTAGGTTTTATGGATTGGATTGAGGAATTGTACTATAGAGAGATTTGGCTAACTAAATCTAAAGAGTCTTCGGACTCCTTCAGCACCAACACCGAGGAGCAGGAGGTAGAATGACCACTTGTACATCTTGTGATACCACTTGGTTCTTTCGTGATAAACTATTTTTTCAAAAGGCACGCTAACGGTTCTGACTATTGTATCAGCATCACAACCTCCATCTATTATGAGGGTGTCTGAGGTACGCATAATCTTCACTCGGAAGTTGTTCTTTATAATCTCTACTGTATCCGTATTTGAGATGGTGACCGTATCCTGCACAGCAGTCCTCTCTATAACAACCGTGTCCATGACAATCGCTGTATCCTGAACTAGGATTGTCGGATCTTTCTTGATTGCTTTCTTTAGGTGCCATTGAGTGCTACAACTTGTAGTTAAAATTACTAGAAGTAAAGTTACAAAAAAAGC